CCTATTGCATATAAACCTTTGTCATCTCGCATATATCCATAGTCATCACTAACTTGATATATCCTTCCATTAAAACAAACTAATGCATCCCATCCAGAATCATCATCGTTCTTTGTTTTAGGTGTTGGGTCATATCCACCATCTATTATTGTTTGCTTTATAGATGGTAATACTCTAATCATCATAAATCTATCTTGGTCTTGCGTCTTAATTACTTTAGGTGGTTGCCATAGGTTATTAAGAATATCTCCTACAATTGCATCACCTGCAACTGCAATTAGATACTCACCAATCTTAACTATCTTGTCACATCCCTTAGCAACATAAGGTCTGTCTGTATACGTAGTTAAAGTATCTGCGCCTAGAACAGCCCAGCCTTTACCTTGTATTCCAACTATTGCTGTCATTGTCCCCCACCTTAGTTATCTTCTTACTACTGTCCTTGCACTAGCACTTGCTCTACCGCCTGCACTTAGACTAGATAAAAGACTTTGTAATCCACCACCTTGTGGCGCTTGTGAAGGTAGACCTCCTACTGGACCTGCGGGAGCAGGGGACGTTTGCTCAACCATTTGTTCGGTACCAGCAGGAGGCAATTCTGGGGTAAAGATATCTTCAATCGCATCTTCAATTGATATTCCCTTTTGACGGGCTTTAATTACTTGTGCGATTTTTTTCACGATATCAGATGCATCCCCACCTGCTGCTGCTAGTTGTGGAATTGCTTGTGTGTATGCCTGTAGTGAACCCACTAAAGCATTACGCATTTCTTCCACTTCAATCTTTTCTTGTTCTTGGGTTACGTTAATACCAAATGGCAGTTCACGCATAGCCATATCTTTAGATATTAATTTACCACCAAGTGCTTGTAGCATGAAGATAAGTCCCTGTGCTGGGTTAAGACCAGCAAGCATGCCATAGCGAACATCGGCTGAGTAGTCACCCTTAATATCTTTTGATGGTGTGTACTCAAGTGAGTAAGGAGAACCAGCATCAACACCACGAATTGTTTTAACAAAGTTAAATAATTTCTCATCCATCTCAAAACAGACAGAGATAACATCTTTAAGAGCAGAAGCAAAGATTGCTTGGGCTGATTTAACCTGTGTATCAAAGCCACCCATAAGCGCTTGAACGCCTTGTCCCGTGACTATTGATGCATCAATGTTTCCAGTTCTTGACTCTGGATAACGTGTACCAGTACGCAACTCATTAAGTAATACTTGTTGCTCAGTGAACGCTCCTGGTGGAATATTTAAATCTACACGGCGCACACCTGCTGGTGAGTTGGTGCGGATGATTGCATCTCCACCCAACTGTAGTTCTTGAACATCGCCTGGTACAACAATTGGTGCCTGTACAGATTTCTCCGCTGCTTCCATCGCAAGTAATGCGAACCTATTACGAAGTAGTTGGATACCTAGTACGTCATCAAATTGACCACGCATCTCACCGTCTAGTGATGGACGCTTTGCCACCACAACTTGCATTTTACCAAGTGGGTTTTTGACTTGAGATAAAACTAAATTATTCCGTGATGGAATAAAGATGGTTGATTGGTCTTTATCGTAATAACGAATAAGGTCAATACGTGCATCTAGGTTCTGCTCATAACGGTCAGGTCCTAGTAGTTGAATCTCAAACTCAGGATACTGTGCAACCAGTTCCGCAAGTGTAAGTGAGTATTTCTTTGCGAAGGCAATACAACGTCCGTAGCGGTCAAACTCTGGGTAAGCCCCAATCGGACTTTCTATTCGGATACGTGGTAGCCCTGCTTCTTCGTCTAATTCAACAATGAATGGGACGAAACCAAATGTGATGTATTGGTCTGCACCTTGATACATCTGTACTTGTAAATCTGAATTACTAAAATAATTTGTTGCAATACGTGTTCGCTTATCAGCAAAGACTCTTGCTCTATCTGATACCTGATTGGCTGCAGAACAATTAACTGCTGGTAGTGGAGCCATTACCTCTGATAGGTCACGAGCAACAATGTCAATAAAGTTTGCTACTACGTTAGCATCTACACCCTCTGGAAAGAACTCAGGGTATACCTGTGATATCTGTCCTTTACGTACGGCAAGTACATCTAGTTGCCTTCTATCTCGCTCACTCGAACGAGAACGTAAAGACTCTACTCTTGCAGAGATTTGGCTTATTGATAACAATTATTTACCTCGTTTAGGTAGTTTGCCTTCTGGTTTTTTTATTACTTTTACTAAAGGTACTGGTTTCTTGCTTTGTGCTTTTTCAAGTCCAGCATTATTTATGCGTTTGTTCATGCGGCCTTGTATTTCTCTTAATGTCCCACCACCTAATGCTTTAGAATAAGTATCAAATGAATTTTTTTGTACTTTAACAGAATTTTTTTGAATTTGGTCTGTTTGATTTTTGTAAACAGGGTTAACGCTCTTAGCACCTTTACCTGTAATACCACCAGCGGCTCTTGATGCAAGTTTCTTTCCTACTGCTCTTGCAGCAATACCTGCTGCGATTAATGGAAGTGCCATGTTATATCCTTATCCGTATGTTTCGGCCCATTGTTCTGAAAAGGCTTCGTCTAGGTTGATTGTGTATCTTTGTGCTGATTGTGCTCTAGTTGTCCATCTGTTAGATGAAAACTTTTGCAAATGATTTGTTTGTTGCATAAACTCCCGTGCTCTAAGCACAGCAAACCAAAGAGCCATAACACAGTCAGTCTTACCTCTAGTGTTAGGTTTCCAAGTTATCAACTGCTGAGTAAGGGACTTAAGTCCTTCTGAATCAGTAGTAGATGGAAGTTCTATCATATTATTCTTTTGGAACTTTTCTTCTCGCATGGTTCCAAATAGGGTAGACATAGATGCTACACCGAATGCTGCGTCCCACTTATTTTTGTTAGTAACATGAGATTCAAGTCTTACACCATACATACCAAGCCATTGCCGCAAATCATCATCTAATGAGTATGCCTTTTGGTGGGCGTTAATTTCTACCCTAAATTCTTGTGGCTTGTATTTGAGTACAAGTTCTTCTATCGTACTTCTAATCTTTTGTGGATTAGGTTCACCCATGTTAATACAATCTAGAACATATATCCTAGAATCTATTCTGTTATAAGTAACTACTACGAAGGCTGCATGAGCCTTATCTCCCATCGCTGGGTCAAATCCAATAATTGTGTAACCCTCTACCGCAGTCGGATGTCCCACGCCGCCTTGGCGCAATGGACCTTTTCTGCGTTGACCGTTGGTACTACCTTGCACCAAAGCGGGTGGGAAGATGGAATCTTCTTCGACATCCTCCTGCTGATATACCAAGGCCCATGTTGATGGTGTTACCTCACTACGTCTTCTCTTTAATGCTAAGCCATCCCATTTCGGGAAGAGTCCTTCTTCGTCAGGAACTTCAGAATCCCCATCCCACGGAAGGTCCGATTTAGGCCAGAGTGTCTTCCAGTCTTTAGGGTCTTCCGAATACTCCAGAACAGCAGGCATGCCCATATAAGTAAAAGGGCTTTTACCCCCAGACCAATGCTTGGCTTCTCTGAGTTCTTTATAGAAGTCTTGTGCTGCAATTCGTGTCCCTACGATTAGTAACTTACCGTTCTTACCCAGACGGGTAATAACTTCTTTTTGTAACCAGTTGATTTGCTTTTCCCACTCATGGGCGTTGGCTGTAGTTATACAGTCATCAAGAATGATGAGGTCAGCACGTGCTCCATAAATTTGCCCACCCATACCAAGTGCTTGGATGGTGGGGTCCTTCTCGCTAGAATTTCTAGCATCGCTCCCAAGGTAAACGGTGTCAACTCGCCAAGTGTCTGAATCTTCTTTCCAACCACCTTCAGGGCCAAAAGTTGTTTGCAACTTTAACCAGCGTGGATGGGAGAGTCTCTGCTTGATAGCGTACACGAACTCACGTGCTTTGACCAGCGTTTTAGAAACCACAATAATGCGGACATTAGGATTGAGAGCGATACGGTATGTGGAGTAGTTTACGGTGACTACCGTACTCTTGGCGTGCTCAGGTGGCACGTTAACCAATAGACGGGCTGGGTCACCCTTTTCGTAAACCATACTAGGGTGTAGCCATGAAGGCTCTCTATCCTCTAGTAAGTCAATCCAATCTTTGTGGTGTGGAAATAATCTTTGATTTAAGAATATCTCAGAAAATCTTGGGAAATCTATTTCCTCTTTTGGGATACCCAACGAGGCAAGGGAAGCATCCTTTGCGGTGGCTTTAGCCTCCGTTAGGTCTGCTGCAAACTTTTTATCCCTGAGCATCCATATTCTTACAGTGTCAGGTTTTTTGCCACACATCTCCATGGCTTTATGAACAGAGTGGCCTTCGGCCACCAAGGCTAGAACTTTAGCCTTTGCTCCTGCCATAGCCAGTGTTTTGGGGTTAGTACCCCCCTTTTCAAAACTCATAGTCCTGTCCCGTTTTCATTAGTTGTAACAGTCATTCAGTACATCCTGTAACGCAAGTCCCCCAAGGACTTGCTACTGTTAAAAACAGAAACAGTCTCTATACTGTTTAATCCGTTCAACAGCCTGAAACGAACACTTTTATTTAAAGTATTTTTTTATTAGCCCAAAAATCAGTATAAAATAGGACAAAAGGATACTGGTATGGGGGATATACTTTGTACGGGAAAATCTTTTGTGCTGATACATATACATACTCAGCCCAGTATTAATCAGTCTGGGGTCAAAATTAGAGCAATACAGGACTATACAGAGCCTGATTGTCCAGTACAGAGAGACGCTGAGCGGATAGCAGTCTTCGGCGCCAGTACAAAGATATTGGGCGCCTCAGTTAAAACTAAAAACAAAACCTCAGTGGCTGACCGTCACTAATGCTGGACGCACCGACAGCATAAGGCTGTCTGTCTAGCGTGTCTAAAGCCACGCTGGGCCAGACCAAGCAAGAGCCTTTGTTGCTGTCTTTAATACTGAGTTGGTGCCTCAAGCGTATTGGTATTGTCAAATCGCCTTAGGGCGATTGTCGCCCATGCTTGTCTGGCCTAAGCCAGACTGGGCAAGAGTGACAACACCAATAAGCAATCGGCATATTTACCAAGTTGGTAGATATAGAAAAGGAGATAGTGATGAACAACGAAATCATAGTTCAAAACCAACTTACCCTAATGAACGAATGTTTCAATTGTTTACAACTGAATGAGTTATGTGGTGACTGTATCGAGGCTAAGGAAGCCCGTGACGCAGTAATCGCATGGGAAATTGTTGATGAAGGTAACCAGAGATACCTTAAGGTGCCTTCAAGACAAGATGAGCCATCAGGCCATGACTGGACTGAACGAGCCAGTGAACTACGGGAACAAACCGTCTGGCTCGCTGATAGATTATACGACCTTGAGGAATCCCTTGAGGTTACAAGACATGAGTGCGTATGCTCAGTATGTCACTATACAATAAACAAGCACGCAGTGTGCCCAAACTGTAACTAAACAAATCAATCAAGCGGTTTCCCCACTAACAAGTGAGAGGGGAAACCGCCCCAATCAGAACAGGAGATACAGAAATGAATACATTCACATACACAGAGTCAATCCTGAAAGGTGTACGAGATTACCAATCAGTAATCAAGGGCACGGTGGTTGACCGTAAAGAGGAAATTCTACCAGATGGTAGCGTTAAATCTAAGTTCATATCAGCCCGTCAGGTAACTATTACTGACCCAATCTTGGTGGCATTTGCTCGCCAAAATTTCAACAACACAGACGAATACAAAGTCACTATCACTGGCTATGAAACCAGCACATTCTCTGAGAAAAATCAGAAGTGGTACGATAACAAAATCGTTACTGATATAGCACTAGTCTAACAAACAGGCAGGGTGGGGGCTTAGGCTCTCACCCTGCCTACTATTTTTTTTTCCAGGCTGAGGTAGTTGCTACGGAGCGCTACTAGTTGAGCCAAACACACTACGAGTCGAATAAGGAGATGGTATGTATTTAGATACAGGTACAGTAATAGGAATAATCATAGCACTAACTGCCAGCATGCTTGCATTGGGCTATTCAATCTATATAATTAGGCTGCAAGACCAGCACATTGAACGCTTAACTAGGAATAACTACAACAGAACAAGGAGAGAAGTCAATGCGTAGCCGAGAGGAACTGCTCAAGATTAAAGAAGCCTTTGCATATGCCATGATGGATATGTTAGATGTATATGATGAACTGCTAGCCACAGGTAGAGTATATATAGCAGATGAGCCAACCGTTAATGACATCGCCAAAAATCAGGAGGAATCCAATGCTTGATGAGGATACCCCACAATGGGAGCACACCGTGTGGATTATGGCCAAAGTTAGGCGCCGAACTACACAT